CAGGTGCTGAAGGTGTTATAACTGCTCTTACATTAGCAGGTGCGGCTGGTGTAGGTACTGATGCACTTGTAAAGACAGCAAGAGCAAGAGTAAGCGGTGTGTTTATGGAAACAGATGACGCATTGGCAAAGAAAGCACAAAGAAAATTAACAGGTTTACTGCGTAGTGGTAAAGCAACAGCAGAAGAGGTTGCAGGTGCTACACGTGTAATAAAAGATCGTCTTAATGATGTCAATGTAACAAGTAGTGTACGTGATTTGGCAAGTAAGAAAGTAAATGATACAGTTATGCAATTTGACGGTGCATTTACAAAAGGAAGAGCCAAAAGACAAGGCATAAAACGTTACAGATACGAAGGTGGCATTATTAGAACGAGTAGAGATTGGTGTCAAGAACACCAAGGCCAGACATATACTGAAGATGAAATATATGATATCTGGAATTCAAGTTGGCCAGGCAAGGAGCCAGGAGACCCATTTGTGGTTAGAGGCGGTTATAACTGTCAGCATTTCTGGGTGCCAATTGAAGATGAATAAATACAAACATAAAGGAATACTGATATGACAGATCAAATCATAGATAAAACTGAAACAACTGAGACTGGTGCAGAGGTTCAGGTACAAAGCCAGGAAACAGAAAGCAAAATGTTTAGCCAACAACAGTTGGACGACATTGTTGCAAAACGTGTGGCACAGACAAAAGCCAAATACTCTTATGATCCTTCTGAGGTTGAAAATTTAAGAACCTTTAAAGAATCAATAGAAGAGGAGCAACTGATCAAACGTCAAGACTTTGATAAGGTGTTGAACAAACAAAAAGAGAAATCAACAAGTGAGATTGCAAAACTTAGAAATGAGTTAACAGCAATCAAAGTTGATGGTGCTCTTATTAGTGCGGCATCTAAATCAAATGCAGTGGCACCAGATCATGTTGCATCATTGTTAAAGAACTTTGTTAAGTTAGATGAAACAGGTAAAGCAGTAGTAGTAGACGCTGATGGTAAAGAGCGATTTACAGATGATGCAGAACCTTTTACCATACAACAACTTACAGAAGAGTTCTTAGCAAGTAACCAATACTTTAGGTCAGCAGGACCTGTAGGCACAGGCGCAGAGTCAAACGTTACACAACAAAAGTCAACAGAAGTTGACTTGTCCAACATGGACATGACAAACCCTGAGCATAGAAATCTTTACAAGAAGATGAAGGCACAGGGCAAATTATAATAAGAGGTAATTAAAATGGCGGCTTTAAAAGACAATAACACAATGTCATTACTAAACACAGATGCGTTTAGTATTGAAGCAAAAGCGGCGACTGTTTATGCGGCTCAAGAGAATTCACTGTTTCTACCTGGTGGTATCGTACCAATCGTTAACACACCAAGTGGTTTAGTTAGAATTCCTGAGTTAGCGGCGGCGTCAGCAGATATCTTAGACGGTGTATCAGGTTCTACAGCAACTGATGATATCACTGCTCAAGCAGTAGCAGACACTAAGAACACAATCACAGCAAAACTATTTGCGGCACGTGCAGTTGTACGTGACTTAGGTGGTATAGATCCGGCTGAGGTTGGGGCTTCGTTGGGGAAGGCTGTGGCGAGTGAGTTCGATAAACGAGCAATTAATATCATCGCTAACAACACAACTGAACAAGAAGCGACATCAGCACTTGACACAGAAGAATTGTTTAAAGCAATCGGAGCAATCCGTGCGGCTGGTGAAACTGGTCAACTTTACTGTTTAGTAGCGGCAAGTTCATACTCAGACATTATGAACTCAATTGGTAATGCGGCATTCGCAGGTGGTGACTTACAAAATGAAGCAATGAGAAGCGGATTCATGGCAAATTTTGCAGGTTGTCAAATGTATGTTACGCAACACTTAACAGATACTAATGCAGGATTAAGTTCACACAACATCCAAGCGACAGTATTTGGTGCAGATGCATTTAGAATTGCTATGCAGAAAAACGTAGACATCGAAGTTGGCAGAAGAGCGGCCGCTGTAGGTGTTGACGTAGTAGCATCTCTACACGCAGAAATAGGCGCAATTGATTCAAACAGATCTGTATTGATCGTTAACGAATCATAATAATCGTTATATGTAAGGGCGGACTAACCGCCCTTACTAAACAGGAGATAGACAATGGCATTTGGCACAAACTTAGACATACGTGAATATGCACCAGAAGCATTTGAACAAGGTGTAGATGACTGGACAGATGAATTAGCGAAGGCTGAAACAGATGTTAGTAATCTTGTACAAATAAGATGGTATAATAATCACCACAACACAACAGATTTCAGCAAAACAAAACTTGTTGAAAGTCAATGGACAAGAGCAACAGTTTATAGAGCATTAAGCCATCATATCTTACCAAAGTTATCAACATTTAGACCAGAGAGTGACCCATTCAGAGAACAAATAACTTTTTACAAAGAGAGATTTGAAGAAGAAATGGATATACAATTTGGTTTAGGTATCAAGTATGATGATGATGGAGATGGTTCTATATCTGCTGGTGAAGTTAATGAATACAAACAGGATAGGCTATACAGATGAGTACAAGAGAAGATATTGTATCACACTTGGTAAGTCTTTTAAAGGCTATGAACAGTCCAAAACTTGGAAAAGTTGTAAGAGACCCAATAGTAGTTGATGAATTACCAAAGACAGCCTTTCCTGCTGTATACGTTGAAACCACAAATGAAGATATAGAAGATGTGACAATGAACAAACTTAGACGTGGCATAATTGATGTTGAAGTTGTTGTAATTGTTGGTGGTAAGTCAAGAGATACACAGCGAAATGTTGTTGTTGAGGGAATTGAAAAAGCATTGATGACTGACAGAACTGTTGGTACATATGCAAAAGATATTAGCCTTGCACGAGTTGAGGCAGTTGCAGTAGGAGAGAGTGCTCCTTATGCATCTTTAAGAATGGTGTTTAATGTAGAACATCATTACACTATAACATAGAGAGGTAATAATCATGGCAAGTTCATATCATGGTAAAGGTGGCGCTCTAACTTTAGGCGGCACAGCAGTTGCTCAAATTACAGATTGGTCTGTATCACAGTCCGTTGACGTTGCAGATACAACGACAATGAATGACGATGACAGAACATTTATGGCTGGAATCAAAAGTTTTGAAGGTTCAGCAGATGTACTTTGGGGTGCAGGTGATACATCAGGCGATATCCAAGCAGGTGAGATCGTAGTAGGTACAACTTACGCGGCGATCTTTTACCCTAATGGTACAACAGGTCTACTTTCATACTCAGGTAACGTAATTGTTACAGGTGTTGAAGTAACAGCAACGGTTGATGACGTAATTACAGCAAGTATTAGTTTCCAAGGAACTGGTGCTTTAACAATTGACGATACATCGGCTTCATAATAATGAGTAAGGCACGTAATACAATGAGCGGGTTAAGTAAACAAGCATCACTTGACTTACGTGCCTTTACCGAAGAATTCGTAAGAAACTTAAAGACCACAACACCAATAAGAACTGGTTTTGCTCGTAACAGTTGGAAAACAACATACACAGGCAAAGGTATCTTTAATGGAAGTGGCGGACTTATACCCATTGCCAAAAACGAAGCATCATATATTGGTGTGTTAGATGGCAAAAGTTCAAGAGGGTTTTGGAGCAGTCAAGCACCAAGAGGTATAGTTGAACCTGCTCTTAAGAAAACACGGAAAAAATAATGACAAGGAAAAAACAGACAATGACAGTTTTAAATCAAGCAAAAGAACATTTTAGAGCACAGTTGGCAAATGGTATGAAAGAGATTGAAGTGCCAGAATGGCAAACAACAATCTATTACAAACCACAAACAACTTTCGCACAACAAAGCAAAGTAATCAAATTGCATTCAGAAGGTAAACTTGCTGAAGCATTAGTAGAAACATTGATGTATAGAGCATTAGACAAAGATGGTAAGAATATGTTTAATTTTGGTGATAAAGATACACTTATGAGAGAAGTAGATCCAAACATTATCATTAGAGTATGTACAGCAATGAACAATGAGGGCGATGGAGACCAGGCTCTGGGAAACTAAAGCAAGACTCAGATGTACTCATGCTATACAGATTAGCAGAACAACTGGGTCAAACTGTTGAATGGGTTATGCACAATGTCTCGGTATTTGAACTGAGAGGTTGGGCTAAATATTTTAAAATAAAAGCCGATGCGGCTAAAAGGAAAAGATAATGGCTGATTATACTATTAATATTAATGCTAAAGATAACACAAGTAAACAGTTTAATAAAATAAACGGTGGCTTGGCAGGCATGGCTACTGGTGCTGGCAAATTTAAAGCCGCACTTGGTGCCGCAGGTGCCGCACTTGCCGCGTTTGGTATTGGTTCAAAAATTAAAGGCACAATAGATGATTTTGATGCATTGGCAAAAAGTGCAAGAACAGCAGGTGCCGCAGTAAGTGATGATGCATTTAGAGGTTTTCAAGTATTACAAAAAGCAATGGGTGAAGCGGGTATTGATGCCGCAACATTTGAAAGAGCAATGCTTCAAACAACCAGCAGAATTCAAGCAGGTGTTGAAGGGCAAAAATCATACAAAGCAATCACTGACAAATTAGGTGATAGTATTAAAGATCAAAATGGTAACTTAAAAACAGGTGATGAGTTATTGACAACAATGATCAATGCTCTTAACCAAGGTAAAATTTCAACAGAAGATTTTGCAAAAGTAGTTGGTGGTAGAGCAGGACCATTGATTCAACAACAATTTGCAAGTTTAAACAAAACCGCAGAAGGCTTAGAAGCAACACTTGCAGATGTTGAAAAACATTCAAACATTATACCATTAGAAGCGGCAGAGAATGCAGAAGTTTTCAATGATACTGTAGGTAGACTTGGTGATGCATTAGGCAAAATGATGACTGATGCAATTACACCTCTGTTACCAATGTTGGTAGAATTTTCACAAAATTTATTAGCAAATATGCCAGCAATAGTAGACAAAGTTAGTGCGGCATTTGGTGCATTACAACCAGTGTTTGGTTTGATTGGTACAGTACTAACAGAAGTAGTATTTCCAATCATGCAAAAAGTATTTGAAGTTTTAGGCTTTATTGCAGAGGCTATAAGTCCATTAGTAGATGCGGCTATACCGGCTTTAAAAGGCGCATTTGAAGGTTTAAAGGCTATTGTAGAAAGCATTGTAGGATTCTTTACAAAAGTAGTTGATGGCTTAGGTGCTATTGGTGATAAAGCAACAGAATTAAAAGAAGGTGTTGTTGGTACATTTGACAACATGAAAGATAGTGTCACAGGTGCAGTTGGTGATATGACAGAAAAAACCAAAGGCTTCTTTAGTGATATGTATCAAAAGGTTGTTGGTGGTTCAATTGTACCTGATATGGTAAATGAAGTTATAGCAGAATTTCAACGTATGAATCAAGGTGTTGTTACAACAACAGTAGAAACAACAACCACAGTATCAAAAGAATTTGAAAACTTAGGTGATGCAATAAACAATGATTTCTTAAGTGCAATGCAAGGTGCATTTGATGATGGTAAATTATCATTGTCAGACTTTGAAGGTTTCTTTAAACAATCACTAACACGTATATTAACAGAAGCACTAACAAGTGGTTCAAGTATCAGCAATGCGTTAGGTAGTATCTTTAGCGGTGGCTTTGGCGGCGGCGGAGGCGGAGGTATGGGTAGTATCTTTAGTAGCATTGGTAGTATGTTTGGAGGCTTTTTTGCAGATGGTGGTAGACTTGGTGCAAACAAGTTTGGTATAACAGGCGAGAATGGACCTGAGATAGTTACAGGACCAGCAAACATAACACCAATGGATCAAATTGGTGGAGGTCCAAATGTAACTATAAATTTAAACACAATAGATTCAAGAAGTGGCACAGAGTTCTTATTAGAGAACAAAGCAAACATAGAAAATATTATACAACGTGCATTTAACAGACGTGGAAAAGAGGGTATGGCATAATGAAAGATTTATTTGATGCATCACAAACAAACGGAGTTCATACTGGTTATTTGGGTGCAGACAACACAGAAGGTTTTAGAAAACGTGTGCATGAACTTACATCAGGTTCATACAAAGCATTTACAGGATTAAGTCCAACAGCAGGCACTAATCAAGCCGCTCAAGATGTTGTATTGAAAGCAATGGGTACATATCATGATGCATTTTTAGAAAGCAGTGGCGAAAATACAATCTATCAATTTTGGCAAAAACCATTAATTGAATTTGCATTGAGAAAAAAAGGTGTGCCAGTACAAAGTCTTAGTGTTGAAATAATTAGTGGTGTACAAAGAATCAAAGTTACAACAAGTGCAGAACACGGATTACTAACAAGTGATAAATTAGTATTTTCAGAATTCACAAGTCCAAGAACAGCATTCAACAGTGAAACTGATGTATATGTAGATATCATTAATTCAACAAGTTTTTATTTAATGGATGATGCATCTGGTCCCACAGATTATGATCTTGCATTGTTAGATGCGGCAAATCTAAATACAATAACTATAGGCTCAGCAGTAGGTAATAATATAACACCAAATAATGCGGCACAAAGTAGAGCAATACGTTATGATGGTAGTGGATCACAAGGTAGTGTTGTTAGATTTGACACAAATCCAAACTTTACAACAGGTGATAAAGTAAGATTAAATGCAGGATTTGAAGATGCGGCTCACAGTGGTACATTAGACTCAGCAGGTACAGATTTTTTTGTTGAAAGTTTAGGTGGTAGTAATTATAGTTGGCAGTTCTTTACAGATCAAGGCAGAACAACACCAGCAACAATCGCAGAAACATATACAACAAGCAAAACAAGAAACTATACAAGTGCAGGTACTTTGAATTTGACAAGTCAAGCATTTAGTGATTGGGGCATATCAGGTAGTGCAGAAACAGACTTAGAAACAGAAGTAAATGGACATTGTAGAATTATTGCAACAGTAACACAAGGTACATTCACAGGTAAGAGTGCAAGTCCAGAAACTATACCAACAAGTATAAATTACAGTGGTACATTCTATTATAGAATTGATTCATCGGCTAACACTTTTAGTATTTTTGATAAACGTAGTGCATCATTTCCTGTAGGTTCAACAGCACAAGATTTTATATTGGCAGATGCTGGTTCAGGTGTTGATGTTACACTTGAAATTAAATTTATCAAACCTGGTAGAACAGCAGGTGGTTATAGTAAGATAACTGAGATTGATATTACAAATGATACATCAGGTGTTGGTTTTGTAACAAATGAAAACAATCAAGGTTTTGAAGTTGATACAGCAACAATACATTTACCTGGTAATGAACAATATCAATATCAAAATGCAAGTAATGCAACAACCGCAGGTGTACAATACAAAAGTGGTTATTGGTTATCGCACTCAGGTTCAGGAGAGATTTCACAAACATCATTACAAAGTGGTGAAGCAATGCCAAACAGAAACACAATCATACTTGATTCAAATGCAAGACTGTCAACATTTACTTTTCCAAGTGGTAGAAAGCCAAGTGATGACAGAGGTAAATTTGATGCACAAACAACAAGAATGTTTGAACTTGAAGATTTCCCAGATGAATATAGTGCACCAGCAGTAACAGCCGCGGCACAAGAAGATGTATTTGATATGGATACTGAATGGGACTCAGCGGCTTTTGATAATACAAAAAATTGGCCAGATCATATATTACCAAGCAATGCAATATGGACTTACAATCAACCAAACCAAACAAGTGTATCACAGAATGGTACAAAGTATGTTAGAAACTTTGGTGTTAACAAATGGCAGTTAGAAGTAACATACCCACCAATGTTAAAAGATGACTTTAGATTGTTTCATAGTAAAGTACTAAAAGCAAAAGGTCAATTTCACCCATTCTATTTCAATATCAAAAAGAGTAGCAATTATTGGTTATTTGGTTTCAACAATTTAGCAACAAACCCAAGTCCAATAAGATTCAAAAGTGTATCAAGTACTCAAGTACTTGTAGAAGGTTTTGACCCAGGCTTTGGTCCTGTACCAGAAGGTAGTTTGATTATTGCAGGTGCAAACAACAATGGTCAATTACATACAATTACAAATGAAGAAGATGCAAATTTATTTGGTGAAATAAAATTTAGATTTGCATATGCACCAAGCAGTGGTATAAGTGCTGGTGATCAAGTTTATCTAAAACCATCGCATATGGTTGTAACATTATCAGAAGATGGTTTTGAATATAATGTTGATACGGCTGGTAGATATCAATTTACAGTCAAGTTTGATTTAGACGAGTTCAAGTAATATGGCAAACAGAGGACTTACAGGTACTTTACTAACAGAAGTACAAAAAACAGCGGTAACATACGTTGACTTGGTCTTTATTGATGTCAACGGTGGTTACTATCTTACAACACACACTAACCCAATAACATATGATTCAAATACATATAAACCTTTTGGTCAATTGATAGGTTTTGATACAATTGAAGAAAACATAAGTTTTGAAATACCAAACATAAAGATTTCAATAAGTGGTATACTTGCACACGATAACAGTGATAATAATTTTGCAACAACAATTATTGGTGCAGATTACACAGACAAAGATGTAAAGATATACAGAAAATATTTCAATGCTGATGGTAGTGAAATAAGTCAAGATGAAGGTGTTGTACAAGTATTTGAAGGTGTTATACAAGATGCCAGTATACTTGCAAACAAAGAAACTTGTGCTGTTGAAATAACAACAGCAAGTCACTGGGTAGACTTTGATAGACAAAATGGCAGATTCACAAACGAAAACAGTCAAAAAAATGCATTCTCTGGTGATGACGGTATGCAATTTGCAAGAGATGTACAAAAGGAAATAGAATGGAAGGGCTAAAAACTAAGATAGCAAAAGATCATATGCTTGAATCAGCAACAAAAAAATATTGTTGGGGTATACATGATTGCATGACATTTATTACACGATATCATGATGCAGTATACAATACAAATACAACCTCTCTTGTTGAAAACAAATACTCAAACAAAAGAGATGCACTAAAATATCTTAGAACAGTAGATAGACCAGATGATTGGTTACCAAGAAACAATTACACAAAAGTTAAATTTGCTGAATCAGGTGACATACTTATAAGACCAATTGGTTCTGAAAATAATTATTATGCCCATTGTTATATCTTTCTAAATGGACTTGCTTATAACATAAATGACGCAGGTTTGGTAGGATTAGTTCCTAAATTTAAACATACAATTTGGAGACATCAATGAGATTTTTAACTTATCTAATATATCTAATACCATTATTGTTTATAGCCGGTCCTGCTATGGCAGACCCTGGAACGATTGCTATTGTTATTGGCGGATTTGTCAAAAAAATTGCTATTAGTTTTCTTGTAAGTGCTTTTGTTAATCAAGTATTTGGTGGCGGTGCTCGTAAGAAAGCAAATGCCGCAAGACCAAGAAGTGTAATGGTTAACAAAAATAGTAGTAATGACCCTATACCAATTGTTTATGGTCGTAGACGTGTTGGTGGTACAAGAGTTTTTGTTGGTACATCAAATGGCAGTGGTAGTTCAGGTAATAACACACTCAACATGGCATTGGTAATGTGTGAAGGACAGATGGGTGATCTAAAGAAACTTTATTTTAATGATGAAGTTATATTTGATGGTTCACTTACACACAATAGCAGTATAACAGGTTCAAATGATGTAGATGGTAACAAGTATGAAGGTACATATGAAATACAGTACTTTGATGGTAGAGATGATCAAACTGTAAGTACTGTGTTACAAAACAGTATTGGTAACAGTACTTGGACAAACGATCATAGATTAAGAGGTACAGCATACCTGGGTATCAAATTAACTTTCAATGCAGACAAATACAACGGTGGTGTACCGTTGATCACAGCAGAAATGGATGGTAAGAAAATTACATCAACAGCAGATTATACAAGTACAGTAGATGGTGCAGATCAAAACCCTGTAGATGTACTGTATGATTATCTTACAAACACACGTTATGGTAAAGGACTTGATGGTAGTGCAACAGGTACTATAGATAGAACAACATTTACAAGTGTAAGAAGTGCATTGGGTAGTTTCTATAAAATTAATGGTAATTTAGATTCAGATATAAGATTGTATGAAAACATACAAGAAATACTTGATGCAAGTAACTTGATGTTGATATACACAAACGGAAAGTACACACTAAAACCACGTAAACAAAATGAAACAGCAACTTATGCGTTTACACAAGATGATATCTTAGATGGTATGCAAGTACAAATGCCAGATAAACAAAGCAAGAAAAACAAAATAACAGTAACATTCCCTGATGCATCAAGTGATTACAATTACAATGAAAACATCAAAATTGTTGAAAGCAGTAGTTTCTTAACAGCAGATAACAATGCAGTACTTGAAGGTAGAGTAGAATTTAACTTGGTAACAGATGCAACATTGGCAACAAATTTAGCAACATACAAAATGAATGCAAGTAGAAAAACAATGATTGTACAATTTGAAGCACCACACGTAAGGTTACCAGTAGAATGTGGTGATATTATTAGTATAACTAACTCAGACTTTGGTTTTAGTGCTAAATTGTTTAGAGTTTTGCAAATGGAATTGACCGCAAACAACACGATAAATATTGTTGCACAAGAGTACGACAGTAGTATAGAGTTAACATAATGAGTAAATTAATATTTGGCGGCGGAACAAGTTTACAAGCATTACCACAAGGTAATGACATTGCAACTGGTTCTATAAGCCTTGAAAAAATAAGTGATGTGAATCTAACACCAGATACACTTACGGCAAGTCAAGATGGTCATATATTGCAGTATGACAATAGTATAAGTGCATTCAAAAATATTGCACCATCAAACATAGTAGTAACGGAGATAGACGGTGGAACTTACTAAAGAGCAAAAATGGATGTTAAGCCGTGCTCTTGCAGGATTACACAAATACAACCCAAAGTTTAGAGATTTACAAGTATACAGAAGTATAAGTTTATTTAGAAAAGCACCTAAAACATTACCAGACGCAAAGATTTGTTTTGCTATATATGAAAATGATTATATAATTGTTTGTGCAAGTACCAAGAAGTGGGACGAATTTAAAAATGCAGAAACTGTTTGGTTTAACAACAATACATTCACAAAAAGTGTTGGTAGTCTAAGAAGAGCATTAATGAGAGATGCACAAAAATATGCAGAAGAATGGATTGCCAATAAAAATAAAGAAAATACCAAGAAAAAGGTTGCAATTTAATCTTTTTCTGCTATACTAAGAAGATAAATAATAATAGCAAATAAGAAACAATTCTTTTACATCCATAATATACGCAATTTGTTAAATTATATCTTATTTGTTAGTAA